TCCTCAGCATAATCCATTAAAGTCAATCCACTTTTTTTAGATATAGTAGAATTTTTAACATATACAGAATCAGGTATATTATCAACATCCCAAATACCTTGTTCTACAAGAAAAGCTCTCTGAGGACTAATAGATTCATCACCACTAACATTAGCAATTTCTAAAATCTCTTTTACTTCAGAATCAGAAAGCTCATTACCAAATTCAGCAATGACTTTATAAGGGCTAAGATATTCTTCTTCTATCCAAGCATCTGCATCAGCTATAAAATTAGAATTTAAACCTATAACATGGAATTTTTTAGAATCTACATCTTTAAATGCTACATGCTTACCTATGTTATGAACTCTATATATTTGTTCATTGGCTATTTGGTAGTTTAAAAAACCAGTATTAAATTTATGTTTAGCATTTATATTAACATCATGTTTAAATGATTTTAAGATCTCATTCCCCATTTTTTCATGAGCAGACTGTAAATCCTTAACTTTAAAAACATCAAGTTCTTTTAATTTTTTAGCAACCTCTTCTTCATCAACACTTTCTTGTTGTACTAAAGATTGGAAATATTCCATAGCTCTTTTAGTAAATTCTTTATCTTTTTGATTATTAATTTCTTCATTAATTGCATATGCCTTAACGTCAAACTTTCTTTTAAGTTCTTCACCAATTAATGTAGAAAAAGGATTATCTAATAAATTATAAAACTGAAATGCTGAATATTCATCATCCGTTAAATCATCTGCAACATTGTATGGATCTAAATGTAATTTAGTTTCATCTTCTGTCAAATGAGTATTATAAAAATCCCAATTATTTTGAATTTCTGCAGGAGTCTTCCTTTTAGAATAATCCCTATCTCTATTACTAATATAATAATCTATAGTTTCTTTTTGCCATTTTTTATTAGTTAACTTATATTTTCTGGATACCCTTGGATTAGGTAAACTTACTGATCTATGTTCCGCTAAGTTGTCTCCATGTTTCATGTCTATATTTTTTTATACGTTTATTTTTAGCTTGTTGTTTTACTTTCTTAAATATTCCCATGTGAAGTTTTTCTTCTCCGGCAAAATCATCACTATCCCCATCATACTCATAAGTACGATCAAATAATAATATCATACATGCCCCAATACCACTTATCCTATCAAAGTTGCCCTTAGTATTCCATTTAATAGTTTCTTCTAATAATGCTATAGAAGGAATAAAATACATTCTAGGTAAGAATGTTACTTCTCCAGTTGTATGATCTTGGCCAACAGGAACTTGTTCTAAAGTCCACGTATTGTATTGTGCTCTCGCATAACTATTTGCTGCAGGTGTAGCATGAAAACCTTTTAGTCTCCTGCTTCTATTTTTATCTGTCTTACCTTTTAATGAATCAGGTTCTTGAGCTAACAAATACATTTTATTTTTAAGACTAAAATAAGAGTAAAGACTCTTTAAGTTATTTTCATATAATAAAACAGCATTATAATATTCTAAACCTCTCCAAAGTTGCTCGAAATAATCATCCGCTTTAAAAGGTCTTGAAACATATTCAGCTACTATATTCCTTGTTAAGGTGTCTATTATGAATGTAGCAGCAAAAGATTTACGTTTATCTTTATTAGTAGTTTCTCCAGATCCCCAATCGATAGGATCCGTTCCTGCTATATACCTATTTCTTGCTGTTTCTTCAGTTATTAATTTATGATCTATTCTTGATTGACGTTCTACTATTACAGGATGATCGTATATAACCCAACAACCTTCAACATTATCATGTTTCCAAGGAAATCTATTTATAAAATTAGAAGAAGTATCTATTTGCCACTGTATACCATCTTCTTTACTTTGAAAGAAGGACCCTTTTTCTATAAGAGTAGAATCTTCTCTTGATATCATTTCTCCTAAAGCAGCTTTAGCTGTGGCCACATCAAATGGTGATGACTCATCTAATAAAAAAGCTTCAGATAAATACTTAGGTTGCTGAGTAACCATCTTATTATAAACCTCTTGAGTAGAAGCCCTCATTTTATCTCTTTTTGCTGAGAGAAGTATATCAGCAAAATATCTATATGAATTACCGTATTTATCTACAACTTCTACATAATTACCTTTTATTTTATCTAAAAGAAATTTAGTTCGTTCAGAAGAGTCTAATAATAAGAATTGATCTTTTTTTATTTTCTTATTAGGTGCATACCAAAGATCATCTATAAACCATCCTGATTTACCACTAACCTCAGTCTCTTCATAAATATTATTATATTCTTTAGCTCCAAAAACAGAAGGTTTATACATTATAGTACTCAATGCTTGAGAACCACCTTTTTCCATATCTCCTGCCGTACCACCAGCTATTAAAGCACCAATCCTAATTTCCCCATCTCTAATCAAAGGTTCGAAAGATATAGGAAAGGACTCTAATAGGTTATCAAATTTACCAGGCTCCTCGATATTTATAATATCCACAGAATCACCAATACCTTTGAAATCATTGTCTTTAAATGATGCAAACTGCATTTCTGATTGATAACCTTCTGTTATCTTAGTTCCATCATCATTGACCATTTTAAAGGATGCTACGAAGTGTTCGGATTGTCCTAATATTTCCGTTGCTCTAACCCAAGGTGTTTCTTTATCTACCCAGTTCTTTGTGTTATGAACACCTGTTCGCATAGCTTTAAAATGACCTTTCTCCCCAGAAGCTACTAAAGAGTTACTACTCTCTAAGAATGTAAAATTATAATCTAATATTCCTGTAGCAATTATAGCAGTCCAACCTTTTCTACGACCTTTAGCAGCAACAAATGATTGCAAGCCAAGTGCTTCAAAATCTTCTATATCCTTCTCAGGAAACTGTTCTAAAAAAGATTCTAAATTACTAAAATTACCATTTAATAAACATTCCTCTATCTCATGAAAGAGATAGTATTGAAGGTCTATAAAACCAAGGAAAGTAAATGATTTTCTATTTGATGTGACATTACCATCCTCATCTGTAGGTCTTGCTCTAAATCTACCATAGTTTATAGTGAAGTAATGTCTACCTGTAAGATATACTCCATCCGACCATACTCCAGATTCACATTTACGTTCTTCATTTTCCCAAAATCTATTAAAACCTATGGTATTATCGCTATGGTAAGTGTATTCTTTATTTACCTTATAATAATTAGAAGCTTCATTAAATTCTGAAGTATTTAAAAATTTAAGATATATTTGATTTGTATTCCTAACAGGATTAACAACCCAAGGATCATATAATTCCCATGATTCAGCTACGTTAGAACGAAATAAGAATTTAGAAGTCCCTTTTATATTAAACCAATACTTAATATCATTGGAACAATTCTTATTGTCCATAACCTCTTCAAACGTATACCCCCCAGAAGAATTAATTTCAATTGGAGTATTCATTGTTCTACATGTATATGTCCATTCAGCTTTGTCTATTCTCATTATTTATAAGAAAAAATATTTAGCTAATGCTATAGCACCAAAAAATGTAACCCATCTTACTCCAAATAAAACACTTTTCATAAAGTTATTCCATCCAAATAACTTAGTTAATAATTTATCTTGCCAAGCTGTTTCACCTATATACAATAAGTGTACCGGATGTTCTGATGTATTATTATAAAGATTTCTAATAGGACTAAATAATCCAAACCTAAGCATAGCATATATTAAAAGTAGTTTCAACATTATAAATAAAGACTCTAATGATACCACCTCCTGTACTTTAGGATAAGCTATTCCTGCCAATAATAAAAAGCCAATGAAAAATATCCAATATATATGGTATATAGCACCTAATGAATTAGTTTGAACTCTTCTTTGTTTTATACCATCTCCAGCACCATTGAATGCTATTGAAAATATATAAGCCATTAATAAAATTATTAAATCTATAACTGTAATCATTATCTTCTACTTTTAGGTATATGAAATTTATTAATTTCTTTTTTATTTTTATTAGAGGCTAATACCTCACTCTCAACCTTTTTAATAGCTGACATAAGCCTTAATACTACATCATCAACATTCTTTAAACCTGATAAAAGTTTTGTAGCTAATTCTAACTGCTCTTTAGCTTCTTCTATTTCATCAAAATTAAAATCTTTAAATAAAGAGGCAACTCCTTCAGCAGCAGTAAGTGCTGAATTCAATAACTTCATTCCGACAGTATTCATACTATCCTCATATATCTTCTCAGCTTCTTTAACATAATTAGGGACCTTCCAAGATGGGTTTTTAATAACATCTTTTAAGATTTTTTTATGTAATTCTTCACCTACATTAGAATGTCGATAACCAGACTTCGGATGGTACTTAAAATAGATATAAGCAAATATATCCAAAGCCTTATTTTTATCTTTACTTTTATCTCTATCCCAGATCTCCTTAAAAGCTTTTATTCTAAGAGCTTCTGGATCAGGAGTTACTTTATGATTTTTATCAACGTTCAGCATTTTGTCTTTTCTTTTCTAAATTATGAACCATTTTAAGTATTCTATACTTTGATGGTGTAAATTTACCAAAATATTTTAATTTTACAATAGGTAAATTATTACTTGTTAATTTTCCAAAAAAACCTATAGTTATTTTTGAAAGAACTATCTGTGTAAATTTAAAAATAGATTTTACAACTTTAACTACTTCATTTTTTGGTATACCAGTTTCTTCTGATATTTCTTTTATGATCTTATTAAGACTACCACTTAAAGTATTTGATGTAGTTCCACCAAATTTAATTTTTTTAGATTCTTTTATTATTTTATTAGTATATCTATTTTGATAATTATACATCGAATTTTATAGTTAGATCGAATTTAGCATTCTTATACATATAAGTATGCAGACTTAATCCAAAGTAAAATAACATACTACCATCTATAATACCCTCTTTTCTTAATTTAGATATTGAGTTATTAAAAGATTGAGTTGATATTTTAATACTTTTTGAAATCTCTTTTCTTATCTCTGTAGATAATATATATTTACCTATCTTAATTCGAACTTTATCTAAATCACCACCCTCTTTCATAAAATCATTAAAGAGATCATCATGTTTAGTATAAAGATGAGCTAAAACTTTAATGTCATTTGATGTGACATTAAAGCCTTTACTCACTGTTAATAATTCAAGAAAGGTAATATAAAAATCTTTTTTAGTTTCTATTTTTTTAGTTATTACCATTTTTTTTTAATTCATGAATTATTATTTTTTAGTCACACTAGATGGAGTTTTAGCATTAAGTTCCTCCTTAAAATCTAATGATGGTTGTTCCGGAAGTACTTTAATAGCTTTTGTTAAAGCATCAATAAAAGGTTTTCCTTGTAACCCATGTTGTTTTAAATAAGTATCTGCTAATAAAGATAATGCTTTGTGTCCTTCCTGATCTACTTGTAATACCATAATTTTTTATTTTTTTTTATTTAATTATTAATTCAATGCAAAAGTAAGGTAATAATTTTAAAAAAACAAATTATAATGAGGAAAATTATAAATATTTTCATTATCTTTGTATTTTAATAATTTAAATTATAATAATATGAAGTTACAAAAAGGTATGAAACCAGTTATTAGTGCTGGACATGGAGGTATGATTTTTAAAGTATATCAATGTTTAGCTGGTGGTAAACAATATACCCATAAAAATGGAAAAACTATTCATGAAGGAGTAATTAATAGAATGATGGCATCAAAGTTAATGTGGAAATTATACTTACTTGAAGTACCATTTGGTGAATTACAATTAGCAGTTGAAGATATGTCTTTATCTAAAAGAGTAGCAAAATTTAATAAAATGTATGCTAAAGATAAAGATATATATTTATTTTCAATACATAATAATGCAGGTAAAGGAAAAGGTTCTGAGGCATGGACTTCTAAAGGACAAACTAAATCAGATATCATTTGTGATAAAATATTAGAAAATATAGAACAAGAATTCTCTATAGCTAAAATGAGGTATGATACTTCAGACGGAGATAGAGATAAAGAAGCTAATTATACAATGGTTAAAGATACTAATGGACCAGCTATGATCTTTGAATTTGGATTTTTTGATAGCTCAGATATAGAGTGGTTATTAAATGATACAAAAATAGATGAGTTATTAGATATAGTAGCATTATCTATGCAAAATATTTATTTAAACGGTATATTATGAAAAATATAAATATAGGTACTATTTTAAACATCTTAGCTATAATATTATTAATTATG